ACAGATTGCGATCCTTGACGCCGTGCAGCTCGTCTATGATGACACAATGAGCATTCAGGCCGTCCAGCGTATCGGCGTTCTTGCCCAGTGCCTGGAACTTTCCCATCCCCAGCGGGAAGTACAGGTCAGTCTTGCGCTTCTTCACGAACTGGTTCAGTTCCGGGCTTTGCCGGACCATGTTGTGGGTTTCGTCAAAGATGATGCGCGCCTGATCCCTTTTTGTGGCCGTAGAATAGACTTCCGCACCGGCCTCACCGTCAGCGATCAGCATGTAAAGCGCGATCCCGGCCAGCATGGTACTCTTGCCGTTCTTCCGGGCCACCATGAACAGGGTTTCTTTGAAGCGGCGCAGGCCGGTATCCTTATGGACGAACCCAAACAGCGCCGCGATGAAAGCCTTCTGGAACAGCTCCAGCTTCACGGGCTGCCCTGCCCATTCGCCCTTGGAATGCTTGCAGAAACGTTCTATGAACTCGATCGGACGGACCGCGCGCGCCTCGTCGAAGATGTGCTCGCCGGGGTTCTCGATCTCGGAAACCAGGCGGGCATACACTTTGCGGACGCGCTCGGGCGCGCGGATCGCCCCGGCGTTGATCGCGTTCCAGTATTCAAGAATCGGGTTCATGCCTGCTTGATGAAGTCGTACAGCGCGCTGCCGGCGTTCGCCTGCGCCGCTTTGGGCAGCAGGTCGGTGAACTGCTTGCAGATCGCGCCGTAACGCTGCACGGTCACGTTGTAGCCCTTGAGCGCCGGATTATCAATCGGGCCTTCCGCGTCGATTGAAGCCTTGAGCGCCTCCAGAGTGCGGGACATGAACGCGATCTCGCCTGCCAACTTTTCAGCCATCAGCTTCCGATCGTCAGGAACCAGCAGAATCATCTTTTTCAGCCGCATGTCTGCCGACGTCCCGCCAGATTTTCGCACCGCGTTCCCCATCCGGTTCCCCGGCCCCTTATCGATCGAGCGAGACCGGGGGGTCTTGAATCAAATTTCCGTCCGGGTCGAACCTCAATCCTGGCGCTGTCGCGTCGCTGCCAAAATGCTCGATATTGTGACAGTCGAGGCAAAGCGCCTCAAGGTTCGACCAATCGAGAGTAACCGCCAAATCGCCAATGTTTTCGGGGTTTATGTGCCTTTTATGGTGGACTATGCGCGCAAGCCCGCCGCATCGTTCACAAACGTAATGTTGGCTTGCCATATACGCCGCTTGCGTATCGCGCCACGCCCGACTACGGTAGAACCCGCGCGCATAATCCTTTGCCATAGCCTCTTACCCCTCGCTGGTATTCGTCCGCGCCCGGATCGTCAGCACCTTCAGGATACCGTCGATTGCGCGCTGGAGCCGTTCTGCTTCCGACTGTTCAGCGTGATACCACAACGTCAGCAGGAACTTCGCGGCTGTTTCCGCTAGCGGGTCGGTTGCCTGCGCTTCTGCGGTCATGCCTGTGGTTTCCTCGATGTACTCCGGGATCGCGTAAAGCAATCCCAGAATCACCGTGTCGTTGTCAGAGCCGTCCAGCCGAAGCTTCCGTCACGATCGGCTTGCAGTCCGCGATCGCCATCGCGCGGTAGTCGATCAGGCCGCTGCGGAAGCTGGATTCGCGGGAAACCTCCACGGCGATGCCCTCTGCCAGGTTGTACGCCAGGTACTGGAAGTTGCCGAAGAAGATGTTGTCGTCGGCAATGTTGTCGTCCACCACCACGTCGAAGCCCAGAAGCTTGCCAATGCTCTCGGTCTTCAAGTCGGCGATGTACAGCGGCCTGCCCATGCCATCCGTCTGGTTATAGAACCGGTTGTACAGCGTCGCGTTGTTCATGGCCCACTTGGCGCCGTTGGCATAACCGCGCTTGAGCTTGGCCACAGCGGCCACCAAATCGTCGTAGCTCGGGCCATTCGCTGCGGTGAAGCTCAGGGAGTTGCCGCTGTTCCAGGTGATGCCGGAAACCAGGCCGGTGCCCTGCGCGTCGCCGGTGCCGTTCACCAGCGCGTCGGCGATGCACGCCATAACGCAGTTGGTCAGCTCGTCCACGATGTAGCTCTCGAACGCCGCGATGCTCATGCGCTTGGCCGCCGCGCTGATGCTGAACACCTTGAGGATCTCGTAGCCATTGAAGGCCACGGCGGCGACGCTGGGCTTCTCGCTCTCCACCTTCGCGCCCTCGGTGTGCCAGCTGGCCTTGTCGGCGGGCGTGCCCACGGGGACGCTGATCTTGGTCGGCAGGTTGAATGCACGGCAGACGCCCATCAGGCCGCCCATCGTCCGGGCCTTGCTGATAACCTCGTTCAGCGTTGCGGTAGGCAGAACCGCCGCCGCGTCGGTCACGGTGGAGAAGGCGTCCGTGCGCCGCTCGCCCATAGCGCGGGTATAGGCTGCTTCCTCGAAGCCGGTGAGCTTCTGGCCCAGCAGCTTCTTGAAGAAGGCGCTGCGATACTCGGCGCTGGCAAGCACGTCACCATCGGTCGCTTCGAAGCTGGCGCGACGCTCAAAGCCCATGCTGGTGATTGGGTTGAACGCGCTGCGCGTCTGCTGGTTCTGCGCGCCCTGCTTGTCCTGAATATTCTGCTTCGCCTGCTGAAGGCCGGCGATCTCAATGTTCAGCGACGTAATGTCGGCATTCGGGTCGGTCTCGATGATACCCTTGATCTCGGCGGCGCGGCGCTCGATTTCCTCAAGGCTGGCTTCACGATAGTGGTTGAAGGCTTCCGCGATGGTATTGAACTTCATGATTTTAAACCTCTTTCATCAGTATTTTGTTGCAGGCAATGATCGCCTGCGCCCTTTGGGTATCGGCTTCCTGCATGGCTGCGCGGGCTTCCACGCTGGCCTGCGGGTACGCCGGGAAGGGTACGATGGAGCATTCCAGCACCTTTTCAATCTTGAAGATTTCACGGAGGCGCTTGGTTGCGTCGTACCGATCGCCGCCCGGTGGTACCTTGAAGGCGAAGGACATACCGGAAAGATCGCCGCGCGATACTGCCGTATACACGCTTCTGGCGTCTTCGGTGTCCGGCAGCGTTGCCGTCATCTCAAGCCCTGCCGGGCTTACGGTAAGCTGCATTGTCTTAGGCGTCCGGGCAAGGGGAACGCGGTTTGTGTCATGGTTGTACATCAGCCGCACATCGGACAGGTCTGCGCCATCCAGCGCGCCCCGCTTTATAACCTCGGTGAACGGTCCACCCGGACCATTGATCGTGGTCGGCGATTCGTACACGATTGGCGTTCCGCATATCATAAGGCCCGCCCCTGCCGGGGTCTCGGCTCTTACTTCACAGGTTCGAATCTCTTTCATGTCTGTTTCCCTCCGAGTTGGTATTGATCTGCCTTGTCGGCTGAAACCATGTTCAGCGTTTGAAGCCTCTTGTCGCCGTCTTCCACGGCAGGCAGGTTCAAGATTTCAAGCGCCTGGTTGACCGTCAGCAGGCCGTAGGGCATGAGCTGCGCGATCAGGTTTACTTTTGTGGCGTTACTGCGAAAGCCTGTTCACGGTCGTTGAAGATTTTCCGGGTAAACTCCAGGCTCATTTGCACCGCGATCGGTTCCAGCGTCGATTCGTAGAAGGCCGCCCACTCATCTTCGGTGTAGGAGCTATTGACGATCTTCTCCGAAATGCCTAGGTAGTCGTAGATTTTCGTTTTGACCGCTGCCATCTGCTTGTCGTCGATGATGGTTGGGTTCGTCGTAATGGGCACGTACTCCGTTTTCTGATCCGTAGCCACTACGCCGCCATCGTTGGCGATGGTCAGATAGTCCGCAATGAAGCGCTCCTTCTCTTCCTTGAGCTTTTCTGGGGCCATTATCTGCGTGAACTTCAAGATGCCTCGGATGTTCGCCCCTGCCTTGATGCCGCTAATAATGCCTTCGTTTTGCGTGTGCGCCAGCTCCAGCGCTGCCGTCAAAGCGTCGTTTGAATCGCCCAGCAGGTCGTTGTCGTTGAAGTTGCGGCGCAGATGGATCACATCAGCATAGGGTAGCGTCGCTTCTTGACCGCTGGCGAATCTGAACCGGCAGTACAGCGCGCCGGCTTGGTCGGCGATGAAGTCCACGTTTGACGGGCGAAGCGGGTACACCGCCGTGATCTCGCCCCGGATGCCACGCGCCAGATAGGCGAAGGCATTGTTGTACAGGTACAGATGCGTCACCAGCTTATACAGCAGGTCGTAGGCGCTCATGTATGGGTTGGGCTGTACTTGCAGCAGCCGATTCAGCCTGCCGCCCTCGTAGGCCGTCGTATGGCCTCCGTCGCGGATCACATGCGAGCCTTTGAGCTTCGCGGCGTTGCGCGCGATCGCATCCACAGCACCCCTGTAGATGTCGTTTCCGTAGGCGTCGCCGCTCCAGGCCATGAAGTGCGCCGTAGAGCTGCCCAGCAATTCGGCACGCTGCGTTACCACGGGCGTGGGTGCCCGTTTGAAAATCCTCTGGAAGATGTTCATCTACTCACCGCCTTATGGCTTCCATTCCGCTAAATAGTCGTGCCCGGTTTTATCGTCGGGTTCTGACTGCAATGACCTGATCTCCGCTATGTTGTACATCTCCGGGGCACAGCCAGGAACCGTTATCGTGAG